TTTTCTTCCTTCGCCTTCACAGGAACTCTAGTATTCGCCTTATTTGCCTGTACTTTTTCATAATAAGCTGCCGAAGTCTTATCCCCAATGTCCCAAAAACTTCTATAAACACCACCCAAGAAGATAACTTCATGCCAACTTTGTGGAATTGGTGGCGCAAGTACTGCTAAATCTGATAGAGTTACTAAATCCCTTTCGGTAATTGTATAAACGTCATCTGGAGTAGGCCATAAACCAACATTTTCGTTTTCACGAAAGTACCGAGTTGGATTACCTCTTGCGTCATCAGTATCTTGATATGCAATTTCGTACTCAGAAGGATCAATTTTGATTAAAGGTGTATATTGTCCAGAATCATCTCTAATACTTAACCCTTGAAGTGCATCAAATGGTTGAACTACAGGATAAAAAACCTGTCCAGCTACAGTCTGCCAAATTGTTCTCCTTTCTTTCTCACGGAACTCAAAAATATCCATGATTTCCCACCAAGATATATTAAAATTAAGAAGAACATCAGTGTCGGATAGATCATTTACATCTATTCCCGTCACTTTTCTTAATTTAGCTGTCATTTGAGAAATATCTAAAGTCATTAAACACTCTCAGCAAAGATACTTAGATCAGTTTCAGAACCCTTTTGTATGAAACAAACTTGATGATTGCCCCCCTGTAAGATTTGTCCATTGGTTACAGAAAGTACTGAGTTTTTATGACCAATTAACAATACTTTCCATAAACCAACAGGTAATCTTACAGAGGCACAACCCACAATCTTCTGAACATTCCCGGAAATCAATAATGGAATTCTCATTTATACTCCAATTCGATAATGGCTAAGAAATCTTTTACTGTAAATCTATTAAAACTCTAATTACAGAACCAGCACCAGCAGCAGTATCTAAAGCATGACCAACAACATGACCTGCTGTAGTACCAGAAGCAACTCTTCCTGCAACAACAGTTGAATCAATTACTTTTCCATTAAAAGTAGCAATTGCAGCATCAGCAAGAACCTTAGCAATTCCTTGAACAGCAACTAAAACTCTCTGTCCAATTGCAGCAGCAGGTAAAACTCCAATTGCAGTATCATCTTGAATTACTGCATTATCAGTAGCTTCACCGCCAACTACAATTCCTGCTAATCTATCAAGAGTTGTAGCTGCCGTTAATGATTTAGAAACTTGCTTTAAAACTGTTGCTGAAAAATAAACAACATCCCCAACATTTAATGCAATTTCTGCTTTTAATGGTACAACAATACCACCAATTTCACCGATTGTTTCCCCGTTATCTTCCGACATATTAATCCAGCCGAAAGCTGTTGGGCGATGCGAACCTCCTTTCATAAATCACTCCTTTCCATAGTACCTCTTTTATTTAGTTCGTGCATTTTTTCTTTAAAAGAATTTATAACACTTTCATTACTAGAATTACTATTATCTAATTCTTGTAACTGCATAAATGCTATTGCTAAATTAGCTTGCTTACGTTTTACTAAAAGAAATTCATAAATTTGATTAATAAATTCAATGGCACCTTTACCTGTAAGTATCCAACGAAATTGATCTTTACGATTTTCTGATCTACTTCCACTTTCAGTAAAACTGCCACCAAATTGAACTGATAACATATATGGGATGGTTGGATTAGTCATAGAAACTTCCACGACTACAGCTAAATATCTCTTTTTAGTTTTGTCTTTGGGAGCCTTAAAACCAATCCAACCTTCTCCGTCGATAATACCAGCAACGTAAGCGAGATTTAACATTGATTTATACTTCCTGCGATAAGGTTTTACTTTTTGTTACGTGGGATTTGCTCCGAACCAGCCTATTGGATCGACGCCATAAACAGCGAAACGAGTAGTAGTCTTATACTTTGCAGCACCAGTGTCGAAATCATGAGTATCTTCAAAATCAACTGGCCTTCTTACATCAAGATGAACATCATTTAACTTTGAATCCACCATGAAATAAGATTTCTTAGAAGACTTGAATCTAGCCACAATTAACTTCATTGGTGCATTTCCATACTTCTCTTTAGAACGAAGTCTGAAAGCGTTCTCTTGATTCTCAGCAGTAAATGGTTCTAACTGTGAATTGATAATCTGCAATGCTCTATTATAATCACCAGCATTATTACCAATAATTAAAGTATCAAGATCAAGCGCAATCGGATCACCATTCTGGTCAAGTGCAGACATTGCTAAATCCTGCAATTGAGTAATACCAGAAATAGACAAACCAACTGGAGTAGCAGCCATATTAGAGAAAGTAGTACCACTATTCACTAAAGTATGAGCAGTTGACATCCAAGCAAGTCCATCAATTCCCTTAAAGAAAGTACCAGTAAAAGCGTCATCAAGGAAAGCAGATGCGCGATATTCATAAGTCATACGCGCGGAATGTGCTAACCACTTTGCAGCTTGATTTGCTTTTCCATACAAATCATCTTCAACAGCCTTACGAGAAATAATAAAACCAATACCAAATTCCTTATCAACCATCATTACTTTCGGACCAATCTTTGGATCTTCATAAGTAACAGGTTCACCATCACCCATTTCCAATAATCGGCTCATTCCAGTAATAATAGTAGCTGCCTGTTCAGCAGTATCTACTGTACCAGTTTTTAACCATTGACCATACTGAGAGTCAAATTGATTATAGTTATCACGGAAATCTCTCCGTAATCCCGGTCGAAACAAAATGTTGAAACTTCCAGATACAAGCATTTAATTAGTCTCCTATTAAATATAATCGCGAAATGCAACATTGAACTTAACGAAGAAAATCTTCGCATCAGCATCAATATCGACAACTTCGCAAACTAAGTTTGTGGTGTTTGCTGTATCCAAAACCCAATCTCCGCCACCAGTTTTGGCAACACCATAGGAAACTCCAATATTTGCTTGCACTGGAGTTACAGGATCAGTACCACCGTTAACACCACGGCAAGAAAAAACAGAAACAGCGTCTGCAATTGCGACAGAAGTTTCACCTAAATTCTGTCCAGTAATTACAGTCGGACTATTTGCAGCATTACTACCATAACCAGAAAAAGCATCTTGTAAAGCAACACCAGTAACTTTATCTCCAACTGCGGTTCTTTCTGAAATAGTACCAGCAGCAGTTTGCTTTACAAGTGACGATCTTTTAAAAGTCTGCGCGGCCGTTGCGATGATTGCCAATACACTTGGCGCTTCACCGTTTGGAATACGTGCAGGTTGAAATCCTCTTCCCATTTAAAATCTCCTTATGTTTTATTCAATTCGCTAGCAGGAACATTTTGTGTCTTACTAGCTTCAAAATGTCCAATTCCATATTTACTAAGAGTTTTTGCATTATTCGTATAATCTTTCTCTTCTGCAACAATGTTCTGTCCCGGTGTGCCATTCATTGCGACAAACCGTCTATGCTTCTCTTCGTCTAATGTGTCCTTCCAAACTTTTGGACAAGTCATGTAGATAACATCACCAATGATATTTCCATGATCGCCAGATTGTTCTCTTACCGCAGCTTCCTTTGCAAATATCTTATCAATGGTAAATCCCTTCGCTTGCATTTCTCTAACTGACAATGCATAATTTGGAACCCATTCTCCATACATATCTGGAGGTAAATCAATTTGAAATCTACTAGCAGTAACACCACGATCTAAAATTTCAACCGCCAGAGCTTTCATTTGTTCCGGCGACATTTCATCGAAATTGAATTTTCTAACTTCTCCTGAGGGAGTATTTACTTCTCTTTCTTCTGCCATTGTTATTTACCTCCCTGTGGAATACCAATCTTTGAGTGAATTACATTTTCATTAGGTTCACTAATCCAATCAATATACTGATCTTCTGAAAGTCTTTGTTCCCTTGCCACTCTCTTTTCTAATTCTGTTAACTGTCTCCGTGGATTTCCATTAGGAGTCAAATTATTATTTGGCTGTCTATTTGGAAGTGGTGGAGCAGAAGAACGTAAGTGAGCAGGGAGATTCTGATTTGTATTCTGAGGTGTATTATTCACAGGTTGATTCGGTAATTGTGTTTGTGGAATCTGTTGTACAGTCTGTGGATTTAAAGCTGCCTGCATTTGTACTCTACCAATGACAACAGCAATTGCATTCTGTACATTCTGTGTATTAATCTCCTTACCCTGCATTTCTTGGTCAATATATGGCTCTAATTGACTGAAAAATGGTGCAAATTGTGGTAAGGTACGGAATTGATTTTTAATATTCTGATATTCATTCCCGCTCTGAGAAAGACGAAATTGAGTAAATTGGTCAATTAAAGGCTTAACTTGCTTACCAACTTCCCTAGCAATTAGATCAGCAGGTTTTAATTCTTCATCGGGAATAGAGGGCTGAGATGCTTTTGCTCTTAATTCCTCAAGTTCTCTTTCCAAAGTCTTTCTTTTCCCTTCAGCTTCCCTTAATGCTTCTCCATAAAGTTGATGTGTATTCTGTAAAGTCCTATCAAATTCTTCTTTAGGAATTACATTAGTGTTTACTGGTGGGGTATCTGAGATCGGGGTTTCTAAATTCGGGTCTGATTCCAGATTTTGGTTCGGGTCTGGATTCGGATTGTTCGGTTGATTTAAGTTCGGGCCTGTCATTTGAATTTTTCGCCTCGGTATAAAGTGAAGTCATTTCGTTAAGTAATGTTTCATAGACTGCTGCTCTTTCTAATGCTGCTAATTTTTTATCTGCCAATGGGAAGTGAAGGGCTTGGCGCAATTCCTCCGCCTGACAACGGCGCAAGTATTTGAGGAATACTCCCCATTCCAACTGGTTGCCCAGTATTTTGAGTCTGCCCCGTTCCTCCTTGTTGAGTTGCATTTTGATTTGCTCCGATAATTCGGTCTATGTTTCTTGTATCGAATGATTCTAAGATTTGTCTCATTACTTCCATTCCTCCATCTCTTGCAACTCCAATTATTTGCAGTAACTGTTGTGCATTCTGTCCACCTGTTGCTTGGAAAATTTGAAACTCTAATTGAAGTCTGCTCATTACCCAACTTTGGAAGATTTGACTTATCTGAAGCCAATTCTGCCTATCAATCATTTTATTTTCTTGCTCTCCTGCTGTTGTAAGTTGTATTAAAAGTCCATCTCTAATATAACTTTCTGGCATCTGGAGAGCCATTTTCACCATATTACCATTTGGCAAATTATCCAAAAATTCAATATTCCTACTACCAAATTGGTGAATATTACAAGCCACATCAATAACGAGTTCATTTGCAACTTGCTTAATGTTTTTAAAGATATAACCAAATTTTTTATTTCCTTCTTGAACACGAGACATTGCCTCAGAAGCAGTACCGGGAGTACCAACTGCTGGCATTCCCATTGTTGTTTCGTTTACACCATTTCTTTGCTGACTAAAAGTTACTGCTTGCTGTACTGTATTATATGCAGAAGGATAAATTTCACCTAATTGAAAAGTATCCACATGAGTCATATCATCAACAGACCAAATCTTTCCAGGAAATATAGGTTCTCCCGGACCAATTCCACTTAATCTACTTACTTTAATCATCCTAACATTAGCAAGAGTTGCATTATCCAACTGTTGCCTTGTTCTCTGCGTTACTTCTTCTTGGAATTGATCTGTCTGTTTAATAATACCAATCCCTGCCCATCTGTGTTCTACTGGAAAGTATATTCCTTTCCTATAACCTCTCCTTAAATCTTGATACCAATTGTTTCTTACGCTTAATAAAGTTCTACTTTCCCTATGATAATGTACAAATATCTCTCTTTCTTTACCTTTATCATTACCATCTACATTGAAAGAAAGACCTAATTCAACCCAATTCAATCTTTCAGGCATGAAAGCCACTCTATCTTCCAAAGCTGCCTGTTCTTCTTCCATTCTATTTACATTTTGTGCATTTGAAGCAGCTAATGTATTAACCCAAGCCTCTACTTTTTCCCAAGTATCTTCATAAAAAAGGCCAGATTCTATCTGTTGCTTAAATACATAAGGAGTTTCAGAATGTTCTTCTCCACACCACGGAGAATCTTCAAAAGAATTGGATGTAAAGGGTAATAATACCCGGCCTAAAGGAACAACATTTAATGTAGCTCCATCTTTTACAATAACCGGAAACTCTTCTTCAATTCCTCCAACTTCTCTAATTGCATACTTTACAACTTTCTCATAACTAGACTTCCCCACACCTGTTCCATACTTTTCAATTTCAAGAATTAACGTATCAAAAATCTTATACGCTTTCATATTATGAAGTAGTTCTTGATCGAAATATCTTTCAAATGCAGGTGCTGCATCTACCCAATCTGGATGAACACCTCTTGCAGAAATAAATTGACTTAAACCAAACATCGTAGTCATTGTCCTAGAATGAATTGCTTCTACAGCAATTGCATCTAAAGGAACAATCATCTTTGAAGCATTTTCAAAAGGAAAAGTTACTGGTTCATTTCCTGCATCAGCCCAATAAGCATTTTGATAAGCAACTAATTGCTTTAAGAAAGAACCTCTTTCCCCGTCGTGATTATACAATTCATCATCAAGATAGGAAATCAGTCTTTCCTTTGTATAATCGTCGAGAAGTAAGTTCTTCGGATAGTCCATAACCTTTTTCTTTTAGATAATTAAGTATTAATTCATTTTCTTTTTTAGAATCTTCTATAAAATCTTTCTTAGCAGTTTGGATGATTTCCATATTGCATCAAAGGCGCCTTCTTCGCTGGCATTTGTGGAGGTGAAGTAACTGCTTTCTTCTTTGGTGGTTCGGGCATATTGTCTTGAACATCTTTTCTGCCAGACTTTAACATATTTCTATGTGTATTTTTACCTGCCCTTCCCATTCTTCCTCCCTTTCTTATTCTTTCTTTGCTGTGAATAAGCAATTGCAACAGCCTGTTTTTGTGGCTTTCCTGCTTTCATTTCAGCTTTTACATTCTTTGAAAATGCCTTCTTGCCTTTTCCTTTACTTAATGGCATCTGGATTTCCTCCTACTGTTTTATTTTCGGTAGCAGCCTTTTCTTCAGTTAATGTAGTCTTTACATTTACGCCTTCACTTGCAACAATTGGAGAAGCTGCTCCAACTGGATTAATTGAAGCAGAAGCCGCTTGATGTGCCATTCCATAAGTTAAAATCATTGTAGTACCCAATTCTGTTAATTGAGTTGGGTCTAATGAAACAGCACCTTTTGTTTTAGTAAAAACATAACCAGCAAGTCCAGAAGCTGCTGCACCAATAACTCTTGGAGCAATTACTCGGAACAAACCTCCCCAATTAAAATTCATAACTAAGCTCCACTTTGTTTATAGTTTATCTTTCCGTACGATGAACTTCTAACTCTTTCCAATTCTTTCTTCTTCCCTTCCTCAATCAACTTCATATCATATCCTGGCATCCAAACATCTTTACCATAGGCAAGTGCATCAAGAAGGTGAATTTCTTTAACTGCTCCATACTTCCTAATCTGATAAATCAAATCACTTTCTTTATCATCTAACTTATTTTGCCCTTTGGAATATCTTGTATCATTGGTAAGAATTTGACCAGACGAAAGGTAATTTGCAAGTCCATCAATTCTAACCTCTTTAGCTTTCTGTAATGTTTTAACTGGAACAACATTGATAGCCTGTTGCCGAAGAATCTGCTCCCTTTCTGCCCAATGTCGAAAGATTTCTGAGAACAAAACTTCTTCAATTGCAATAGCATGGAGTTGATATTTTCTCTGATATTCAAACATCAAAGACATTATTTCTGGAATTGTTAATTCTTTCTGAACAGCCTCTAAAACGAAATTACAATTCGCTGCATCTGTTCCAGTAACACACCAACCAGAATTTCCAACTGTTGCAGGATCAAGAAGTAAGCAGCGATACATATTCCAAATACTTACACTTCTTTCTAATCCAATTCCAATCTTCTTTGGTATTGCAACAGTGTAATCATTAACCCAAAGAAAAGGACGAATCCAATCTTCTTGAAACTTTAAGTCTCCACCAGCAGGATCATTTTCATACTGTGCTGTGAAAACTCTTTTATTCTTTTTCAGAACAGCTAAATCTTCTGAATTTATTTCTTCTGGAAAGATTGGAACTTTTCTCTGTAGCTTTGCATCCCATTCTTCAACTGGACGACGGTAGATTTTAAGAGACTTACCATATCTTTGCTGTACATGATCGTAAATATCGTCAGGACCCCAACGAGTTCCGGGCTGTATGAAAGTTGATTTTCCTAAATAAACCCGAAATCCCGGAGTCGAATCAAACCAAAGTTTTACAGAATCATTTTCTGTCGGGCTGTCTCTTTCTTTTTCTCCAGCAACGTCATCGAATGTGAAATGGTCATAATGCAAGCCTTGCGAATTTCCAGAATTACCCATTGTTCCAAATGTTGGTTCATTCCAAATCTTTGTTCTAGGTAATTCTAATTCTGTTTTATTAATCTTCTGAACACGAGGATTTGGAACTAATTCTGGAAACAAACCCATTAACATTGGATTTTGAGTGAAATGGCCGGTTATAGAATATAAATAGCCCGAAGCCATTTTCTCAATTGCATGACAGATTAAAATACGAATATCCGGCCCAAGATTCCAAGGATACTGTTCATCTCCTACATCATCTGGTAAAGCTCTTTGAATATTACCAGTAATTGTTTCTAATGTAGATTTGAAGTGTGCTCTTGGAAGAAGAAGCTGAACATACTTTTCATATCTGTTTAAATCCAACCATCTACAAATATGTCCATGTAAATTAACACTTAATCTATCATAACCTAAAACAACGTTTCCAAGAAAGAAACGGTTCTTCTTCGCCAAAATCCTAAGTCTTTTCCATTCTTCTTTCGTAAGAGAACGTTGATAATCCTCCGCCTTTTTAAGCGCAACAGAGTTATCAAATAACTTCTCGAAGTCAGAATCCGTAACTCCGCTCTCACTTAATACTATCCCCATTCATTCCACCATGTAGAAGCTGGATTTGTTCCAACTTTGTTAGTCCATCAATAATCTTTGTTTCTTGCTGGTTACTTATTACCATAACATTATTCTGAATATTTGTATTGTTAATAACACCAGCCTTTGCTTCTTCTTGTAACTTTCCTAAACCTTTTAACGCAGCGATTGAACGATCGAATTGAGAAAAGGGATGATTAACAAGTAAATCTTTATTGTGTAAGACAGAATGAATATTATCTACAGACTGTGTTACAATTTCTCCATATTGCTTATTCATTAGGTCAAGACTATTCTGCCTAATCGCTGCAACGATTTGTGCCTTAATATTCCTTGCTTGTTCTGTATTTAAAATATTACTAATGTGTTCTTTTGTTAAATTAAATTTTTGGCTTAATGAAACATTACTTTCACCTAATGCAGAAAGTTGAACAATCTTTTCATATTCAACTTCCCATTCATTAGGTTGCCATTTTCTAATCTTCTTGAAATGTCCCTTTCGTTTAAATTGTGTGGCTCTGTACATTGGTTACTCCAACTTTCCTGTTTCCTTATTTAATCTTACTCTTGTAGATAATCCACCATCCGGTACCTTAGGAAAGCTAGGATGATAGAATTTAAACCAAAATTTATGTGTATCATAATCGTAATACACAGAAGGATAAGGAAAGGAATCAGTTTTATATTCTGATGAAATACCTAATAACTTTACTAACTCGTCAGGATCAACTTCTAAAATAGCACGATTGTCTCTAATTTCTCTATCCATAAAAATCTCGAATAAGTTACCAGTTTACATTAACACTCAGTCCAAGTCTCCCGCCGACGCCACCAGAACTTACATTAACAGATACTGGAACTTCATCGTTGGCAATTGCATCTTTATAATTATCAAGAACAGCCTGTACAATTGGCTTTACAACATTAGCCTGCTTATCATAGAAATTCTGATTCTCTGTTTTCTTAACTTCTAAATCAACGGCTCCAAGTAAATCCTTCTTTGGAGCAGAGACATTCATTGTCCAAGGCATTTTTATTTAGTGGTTGGGGTAGAAGTAACTGGCGCTTTATCTGGCGCGGGAGGAGTCATTGCTTTTGCTTCCACAGTCTTTTCTTTTTCTGGAGCAGGATGACTCTTAGTATCAGCTTCTTTGGCGGGCTTAGAAATAGAAAACTGAAGCTGTGTAATATTAATAAAATCCTTCCCTGCATCTCCAACTAATACTAATCCAGTTGGGGAATCTTTGGGAAATTCAGAAGAGAGAGTTTTAAACAAAACATCTCTAATCTTTTCTAAATGTTTCTTATTCTCATCTCTATCATTTCCTTTTGGAGCTTGATTGTAAGAAGCTGTAATTTGTCCATTAACTTGACTCTCGACAAATTGCTTCTCACCAGAACTCTGTAATGTGAATGGCATTTATTTTCCTTTCTCTAAAGAAAATGGTCTTGGTCCTGTTGAAGCTGGTAATCCTGCAAATGGTTTAATTTCATCCCTTGCAGGAATCTTCGTTGCAGAATTATCAGAAGGTAACTTCTTTCTAGAACCATCATAATTCTTTGGAAAACTTGGATCTTTAATTCCTGGATTGTTTGGCATTTTTTACTCCCATAGTAGCTTTCTTATGTAATTCTTGGATTAAAATATTTGCATCACTAGTCCAGCCTCTAGTCAAAGGATCAGCTTCAAAATCTCCAACCATTAATCCTTGTGATAGTTCATAACAGGCTTTATTTAAAAGAAATCTTAAATAACTTACATCGCCATTTCCAGTATCTAATGCACCTTTAATTTGTAAACAGGTCTGCATTGTTTCTTTTCTTGTAATCATCTTCCTCTCTGTCCTTTAGATAGTCGTTTGAGATTCATAGCATTTGACTTTTGAACGTAACCACGTTTTACTCGGCTCTTTACTTTCGGAAGAGGAGTTTTCTTTGGACGTAAATTTGAAGGTCCTTTACCAAAACTTGGAATCTTCGCCATATCGTTCTAATCTAGTTAAAAGTTTTCTTTCCCCCAAAACATCTTCAACTATCTCAGAAAACAATCCCTCCCTCAAAGTTTTATGATAACGAATTAAAGTGCCAATATCTTTTTTGGGATAGTCAGGTCTTAGAGAACTTTTTAACAAATTAACTTTCTCGTTCAATCTAACTTTCTTACTTCCCTGACTATTAGACAAGGATCACCTCCGTTCAAATAATTTTTAAGTCGACCACTGTTTCGTAACTCTAAATGTTCTATCTGCTGCCGTTGCAGCTAATACAATTCTAAAAGCTGCTGTTCCAGCTAATTCACTTCCAAAACTTTTCGCTTTCCCTGCCGCTGGCGGAGTTGCATCTGCCCCGGCAACTTGTAAAGTTACCCAATTGGGACTTGCAATAAATGGATCTTCACAAACTTGAATCGTTCCAGCTTCTGGAAGAACCGCTGGAGCATAAATAGTAATTTCCTCCGCATCATTATATTCATAAATCCCTGTTACTGTCCTAGAAGTAGTTCCAGTATTTAAAACAGTAACATCTGTTAACTTTGATTGATTTTTAATCATTCTTTTTACTCCAACTGTTTATTTTAGGGTACACTCCGTCCCTTGAATCAATTTAGCGGATTCATTGGTACACATCCAGTACGTACCTTCCCCCAATTTGAAGAGGAATACCCCCATCTTTCCACATTCAATGTGTACAACTTTCTCTTTATCCACATAATTTTAATAAGAAAAAATTTTTAGGAAAATTATTTTAGTAGGAAATTTTGTTATAGAAATTCTAGCAACGTCTTAGCCGCCGCCGTGATTTTCAATTTTCCCCCTCACCCCTTTCATTGTCTAGTCAACTATTGATTGTACAACTATTGATTGATTCTTATTTGATTGATGATGAAAACATTTGTTTACTATTACCTAGCTCCATTCTCCCGCTTGCTTGCAAACACTAAGTCAAAATCTTAATAATTCTTTTGTTGACTTTTCTCTTGACCACACTTATCTTTCTATTAGGAATCGGTCTATACAATTCAAATGAGGATACCGAAATGAAAAACGCTGGCTCACTAATTGCTATGGTATTGTTTATGTTTATTGTTGTTCTAACAATTCTCCCGTTCATTCAATAAAAAAGTATTGACTTTTCTCATTCACTGTTGTACTATTCATTATCACCTTATTCGATTGAGGATACAAAAATGTTCAAAGTAGAGATTTTTGATTTTGAAGCGGGAACAGTAGCTTACAGTGATATTGTTGACAGTAAAACTGCTAAAAGACTCCGTAAAAATGCAATCAAAAGAAACAAATTCGCAAGAATAATCCGTTGGGCTTTTCTAAGTTTCTAAATAGTACTGATTTTTTCTCATGGTAGGAGGTCTGGCCTCTCCCGGTTCAAGTCCGGGCCTACCATATAGTAGTGACTGTCCAGTTAATGAGACAAAGAAAGTTAAGGTAAGTCGAAGAAAGGACTTGACTTAGAGACTGTAAGGCTGTATATTGTAAGTGTAAGAAGAAACAACGCTGTTTGACAATTGAAACGGGGAGAGAATGGATAGATGATTATACGAATTGGAGAATTACAAAATGGAAATGGTAACGGCTAAGAAATCGTTGAAAGTGAAGAATGGTAAGAATCCTGACGGAACAGATCATGTTGTGGAGATTCCTACTAAGTATAAGAAATTCGCTTCGTTGGAAGAGGCCACAACTGATGCGGGAAGTGAGGAAAATCTACTTTCGTATGTAAATGCGTCAGTAAAAGCAGATTCTGCTACGCCTGTTAGGAATTATAAGGCGGCTGATGGTACTTCAGATGAAGATGTAGTTGCAAAAGCATCTGTTCTGCGTGAGAATTGGTCAATTAAGGACACAATTCGCGATGGACTTTCGCAGAAAGAGAAGGCAGAAACTCTGGACGAAGTTACGAAACTTGCAGAAAGTGGAGCTTCAACAGAGGAAATTCTTGCCGCAATTCGCAAGGCGAGGGAAGTCGCTGGAGTTCCGGCGGCTGCGTAATTCAGAAAGTATTAAGAAATGAACAAAGAGTAAGAAACTCCCTGTTTCAATTCATTTTGTGGGAAGTATAAATCTGCAAATGGGCAGACTTCCCACAAAACTCTTTCATTCGTTTGGAAGTTGCAAACTGGCCTTCAATGGCGGAATGAAATTTTTTCACAATAACAAAGAAGGAAATATGAGCGGGATTTTTGGTTTAGTCATAGTTGTAATTATTGGTTTTGTGTTGGCATTTGTTTGTGAGACTATTGAAGTTTTCTGGAAGAGTCACACACATTAATGCGTATGTAGTTAGCTGTATCCTAGGTGTCCTGTGTCATCTGTGAACAGGTCTGTCCTAGCCTGTGTCCTAATAATGAGACACTAATTCTGTAAATTCATATTTACTATTTTCATATTGGTTTTAGTTTTGTATTAAAAAAAAAAAAATAAACAAAAGAATAACTACTAATACAATAAGTAATAGTAAATATGAAATCAGAAAATAACTGTCCATTTAAAGTGACAGTAGGGTGGAAAGGTAGGTTCACAGAGTACATAGGAGCCATAGGTCACAGATATGGCAGCCTCACATTGTGTGTTCAACTCTCAGGAGAAATTAATATGGAAATAACAGCAAGAGATTTTAGACTAGCTACAAATAGTGAACCAGAAATGGATGACTTAGACAGGGTAAATTGTAAATCTGCTGGAAAAATTGGACATATTAATTGCGGTTGGTGTTTTGAACATAATAAGCCTAAGTTTATGTGTTTTACTTTAGAGCATAAAAAGTAAAAATAAGTACTGCCAAAATGTCATGACAAAATGGCAGGTTGACAAACTGTCCAAACTGTGTTATCTTAGTTAATGGGGAAATTGTATCCTTTTTGAAAATGAGAGGAATAATGAAAACAATGAGTGCTGAAGTTTGCAGATTTAGAAGGACAGAAAAAGATAAACAAGAAACAGGGATTGCAATTAGTAATGGATTAGGTGTGTATGACGTAATGTTGATAGTGGATATAAATTATAAACCTGTACCTACTCCATTATATAGTTTTGATTTACGTGGTGGAGTAGAAGGTTGTTTCCAATTTTTAGCGGAGACTGAATAATGATAAGAAAGCTAAAAATAAAGGCGAAGAAGAGAAATAGATTTGTTTGGTTTGGTGATTATGTTTACTATTCTTATGCATTTCCAGCAGGACATATACAGCAACGGTATTCAACTCCAAAGAGAAAAAGGGGAAAGAGATAAATGCTAAAACAAAATACATTAGATACAAAAATAGTAAGATACAGTTTATATTTCTTCGGTACAATAACGGCAGGATTGACAGTTATTCCTATAATAGTGATACAAGGTATTTATTTAGGCATTACTGCCGTTTGGGAAACAGTTAGCGAAATTCGTACTTGACAAAAGGCGGGAAGTCTGAAATTGAGACTTAATCTATCAAAAGATTCCCGCCAATTTATTGAAGTAAAGTTGACTCTCACAACTAGGAGAATAAATGGAAACAGAAGAAGACAAAATTTCACGAACAGAAAGTGAGATTTTAGAAATAATCGCAGAACAAGAAAAAGAAGAAAGTCTAACTCACACAATGGGATTGACTTTAAGCCAGTTTGAACAGTTGCTTAAATTGGAAATCCTAGATGAAGCTAGACGAATGAAGATGGTTAGA